AAACTCCTGTTATTCCAGCTAGAGAATACATGCTACCAGTAGGAATACCTGTAATCTCAGCATACATCTGCATATCGGCTGCACCAGATATACCTTTCATGTATATTTCTGCACACTTAACATCCATATCAATTTTTTTCCCGGCTGGGAGAATAAGTGGAGTGGTTGATGATGCTGAAAAATATATTTGCATGTGATGAGTGGTATCAATATTTTCGACCACAATTCTCTTTGTAACCCTAGGGAAGTAAAATATTGTTTCTGATGTTGGTACCGAGGAAGCTGTTAGATACGGCGACCCTGCTACCTGATACGAACCTACATTATGCAATCCTGCTGTGTATTTAAAGCTTGACATATTTTCTCCGAACTAACTTAATTAGTGTTTTTCTTCTCTTTTTGCTCTTTCTTTTTTCTTCTTGCAATGGCTTTTTGCCTTGCACGACGCTTCACATCGGATTTCTTCTTGTGATGACGGCGATCTTTCACCTCTTCAATCAATCCAAGCTTCTTTACTTTTCTTGTAAATCTTTTTATAAGACGATCCCCAGGTTCATTTCTGCGAGGTCGTACTGATATTCTTGTGGCCATTAGTCTTTTCCTGATAATTTATTCCAAATCTTTGCTGAATGTCCAGAAAATAGCGATGAAATATCAACACCGGGGTCATTGGGTGCAACACCGTCAAGAGGGCCTTGTCCTTGATTTTCTCTAGGTTGAGATGCAGGGGTTGTTCCCTCAAATAGATTGACACCATTATAAGCATCAGCTCCAATTGAATCTAAAAGTTTTCTTTTTTTCTCTTTTATTTCTTGCAATTTTTTCTCTTGTCTGGCAAAGTTTATATTTGGTTTTGCTTGAGTCTCCACGATTTGTTGAGACCCAGATGTGCCTTTCATAACCTCACTGATGATAGTGGAGAGGGCTCCCTCTTCAAAGATTACTTCCTTGATACACTCTTTAATTAGCGGCTTCAATATTTTCTTTAATTCGTTTTTTTTCATTTAATCCTCAAGTATTTTGTTAAATAAATCGTCTACAATATTTCTTTTGGCTTCATTAATTTTGTTCTCGTACATTTTACCTTGATCCTTGGGATACATAAATGCATTTGGAGTCGAAGGTTCAGAAACGATGTCAAAACAAATGAGCTCGAAGTCATCTTGTACTTCCGTCATTCCCATAGACTCTCTGACTGATCCAAGGCCACGAGAAGAAATACCAAGCTTAACACCGGCATTAACTAGATCCTTGAGAATACGACCAGATGGTGTGTCAAGGACTTTGATTTTACCCATAACATCTTTTCCTTCCCACCAACAATCAGTTACAATGTGGGAAACATTTTTAAGATTAATAACAGAATCATCAGGATGATCAAGCTCGCCACAAGCACGATTATCTTCAATCAGTTTTTTATAATTATCCATTTCTCTTTTTAGTATCTTAAAGGGATAAGTTCTGCCGTTACCATTTTTCTTATCTGCAGTTTGTAATCGGCCTGAAAGATACAAAACTTTTCCATGATCCATTTCTCTTTTCTCTCTTTCAGATAAAAGATCACGGCAAATACCATCTTTACAGAGGGCATTAAATTCTGTTAATAATATTTTTTTCATTTAAATCTCCAATAACGCGGTCTCTCTCCGCACGAGTCAGGAACCTGAGCAGCATCTACGAACAGGTTGTAGCATCCATTTTTTAGTCATTTTTATCTCCATTTCTAAAACCAAAATCATCCACCAACATTGACAATATATAACTTGTTCCGGATGATATACAGCCGCACAAAAAACCATTAATAGGTGAATATTCAAATGTAAATAGTTCTGTAAAACCATTTATCGCCCACATAAACACACCAACCCAAAAGCCCATGCAAAGAGGGCAGTGAAAAAGTGTGTTCCATTTCTTTGTATAATCTTTCTCAGGTCTCAGGTCTTCAAAAATCTTTCCATAGACGAGGATAAAAGTCATGCCATAACAGGCAAGAATAAAATGTAATAATTGCACATTAACCTCTAATATGTGTAACGACCATAAAGATAAGGGGCAAACATATTTTTTTGAAGAATTGATCCCTTTTCTTCTTCATGCGGAACTTCGCCAAGCTCAGTGGCATGCTCATCATCAGGATTCAAGAGAGCATCATCCATTAAGTCATCATGTGCCTCTAAAGAATCCATAAAAGGCTTCTCAGACTTCATCCACTCTGCTATATTAGCAAGAGAAGCATCGATCTCATTAATTTTTTCAGATTTTAAAATTGTCCCTTCCATTGATCCATAGATATTACCAGACTGGATTGAATCATAAGCAACAATTCCTTTTTTTCTGAGAAACTCAAACATCCTAGACTCAGCTCCATAAACATTGTCAGTTAACATATCTTTGGCAAAAGCAACAATTTTATTTTTTTCTTTTAATATAATGATGTCAATATCGTTATGATCAAAAATCATAATATCTCCATTCAATGCTGTCCTTTGGTTTAGTTCAAATGTGTGTTTCTTGATATTAGTTTGAACTATATTAACTCCAATATTTGGCTTTATATCAACAGGTATATCGCTCTCTGGGGATTCATTTTCCATTTCTGGTTGTGTGATATTAACTTTGAGTGCCATTCTAAAGTTCTCCTATTAAATCTTGAATATAAAATAGTTTTTTTACCATTTTTTCATTCAGTGGTTTGCTTCTAAAATCTTCTAGAATATGGGAAACTTTTACTAATTTTTCTTTCGTATTTTTGTCTAAGCCATCATCACCCTTGGAAAGTTTTTCATTGATATTTAGCTTCAAACTTTCTAGCTCTTCGTTA